CTTCACTATCACCACCAGGTTTCACATTATTTCCACCTGGATTTAAAGTAATATCAGCTGCAGCTATAATCTGTAAATCTGTATCTACATCTAAATAATCATTTGCTGAATCTATTTCAAGTTTTGAAACTTGAAAATCATTAATTCCACTGGTAATATCTGAATTTGCATCTAATACTAATGCTTTATTTGCCGCTGCCGTTCCATCTGTTATACCATCTAATTTTTCTAAATCTGTTTCATTCATATCAGCAGAGCCAATAACAAAACTACCTGCTGTTTCTATATTACCATTAGATTGAATTACGCCCGCTGAAGAAATAGTTGTTCCCGTTGAACCATAACCACCACCAAATGTTGCGGCGCCATCTATCTTCATATTACCAGACCCACTAATATATCCAATGGATGCTGATACTGCATTTGTTACACTACCTTGTGAATTTAATTCTATATCATCTACATATAACTTTCTCCAAGCTGTGCCACTAACACCTAAATCATCAGCGCTATCTGAACCAGGTTTAACATTGTTACCACCTGGGTCTAATGTAATATCAGCTGCTGCTACTATTTTTAAATCTGTATCTACATCTAAATAATCATTTGCACTATCTATTTCTAATCTATCAACTCTTGTGTTTCCACCAGAAAGTGTAAGTAAATTATTTGCTTGAGTTGCTGTAAAATCGCCGCTATCCCAATTTATAACTGCTCCCTCTGCTAAGAATAAATCTGACCAACCAGTTCCTGCAACACCAAGTGCCGCGTCATCATTTGAAGCTGGTTTAACATTTCCACCTGCTGGGTCTAATGTAATATCTGCTGCTGCAATTACTTGTAAATCTGTTGAAACATCTATATAATCTGATGCTGAATCTAATTCTAATCTAATAACCCTTGTGTTTCCTCCAGCAATGCTAACTAGATTTGATGAATGTGTCATTGTAACATCACCACCATCTAAATTAATAACTCCACCACTACCTAAGTGTAAATCATTCCATCCTTGAGAAGTTGAACCTAAATCATAAGTTGCATCTGCGTTTGGTATTAAATGTGAAGTTAAATCAGCAGTTATAGAAACTGAATCTGATGCAGCATCTCCAATTGTCAGGTCTCCGCCAAATGTTACAGAACCACTAAAATGTGAGTCTCCAGCTCCTTCAAATCTACCAAAAGATGCAGTTGATGCTGCACTTGCACTCAATATATTTAGAGATTGACTTATCGTCATAAAGTTAGCAGAAGTTTCGACTCCTATACCTTTATTATTATGTAAATCTGCGCCTGTTAAACTACTGTGTGTTTTTGCCATTATTCTTTCCCTTAGTTAGCTACTAATAATTCGCCATCATTGTTTGTTATAGTTGTAAAATCTAATATTGAGGTACTAGAACCATCCACCACCATTTTTTCTATCAATCCTGGAATTGTAAATCCTGCTTCCTGAATTGTGCCATCTACACTTAAAGACCCAGTAACCTGTACTGTATTTGTGGTAGCTTGAATTGAACCTGTTGCTGCAAATATACCAGATTCGATTCCTGTCAAATTACTTCCATCACCTTGATAAGACCCTGTAAAGGATCCTGTTAAATGTGATGATCCTACTGCCGATGCATTTATAATCGCTCCACTTGTAGATAACGACGACACACTAGCATCTGAACCAGAGATTATGACTTTTTTCCAATTTGGCATTTATTCTTCCCTCAATCGCGGTTGGTAACTCTTTTGAGCCCACTTCCCATCATCTGCCAAAGAGATGGGCCAACCATTAAGCTTCATTTTCTTCTTTATTTCTTATCCAAAGCTCTCCCTCTTTTTCTTTGAGGGCTGCTTTCGCTCTTTCTTTTACTTCTTCTTCAATCGACATTGTGTTTTTGACTTCCCATTTAGGTTTATCAATTAATTTATATTGATTTCTCAATTTTACCACAACATCCATTGCTTGTTGTAAAAATTTTCCTGGAATCATTGATTCTTGTATTAAAGTTAACAAAAATTCAATTTCCGTTTTTCCAAACTTGGCTGCTTCATCAACCAATACTCTGGTTTTCCCCGTTCTTAACGCCATTTATGACCTCTATTTATTTTATATAATTTTAACTAAAAATCCAAATAGTTCCATCTGAATTTATTGCCATTTCACCAGCTCCATACTCTTTATCACCTGATACTGGATCATCATTATCACCTAACTGTTTTACAGTAACTACATGTTCTAATGCGGTTACTGCGGTAGCAGAAGCTGCAACAGATTTAGCTACTGCCCATCTGTTATCTCCAGTATCATGATATATCGCTGAACCACTATCGACTGAAGCACCTTCTTGTACAATCAAACCACCATCTACATTTGAAGCCGCTGAACCTGTAGCTGCAAATATAAAACTATCTCCAACCGCCAAATTTGTAGTGGACAATGTTGTAGTTGTACCATTTACGGTTAAATCGCCATTGATAGTTGAATTTCCAGTCACCGACAATGTGCCTGCTGTTACTGTTCCTGTGGTTGTAATAGCTGAAGCACCATTATTAATAGATCCAAACCCTGTTGTAATCGAACCTGCATTTAATGCGCCTGCGGTAGTTAAATTCGCTAATGTTGTCAAACTAGTGTTAGTTGCTGCTAGAGTTACTGCTCCACCAGCTGCTACAGTTGCTTCACCACTAAAATTTCCAAACATTGAATCTTCAAGATTTGAAAAAGTTAATGCTTTTATAGTTCCAGCATCAGAGAATAAAAATTCATCTTCTTGTGCTACTGTAGCACTACCTAAATTACTTTGTCCAGAAATTACATTATCATTTAACATTGAACCTTCAACTGCATTTGCTGCTATTGTTACAGCTCCACCTGCTGCTATTGTAGCGTCTCCACTTACATCTGCAAAAATGCTATCTTGCAGATTACTAAATGTAATACTCTTTTCAGTTCCATTATCAGATACTAAGAATTTATCTTGTGTCTGATGTAATGTTGCTGCTCCATAAGCATTTAATGTATCAATATCTTGAGAAACTCCTGTCAAATTACTACCATCTCCAACAAATGAACCAGTAAATGAACCAGTTAAATGTGATGCTCCTACTGCAGAAGCATTTTTTAAAGTAGTTGCAACTGTTGCTGCAAATGTACCAGCTGCTGCTGATGTTGCACCAATAGTAGTTCCATCAATATTACCACCATTAATATCAACTGTCGTAAGTGTTGAAGTTCCTGTAGCAGTAATATCATCTATATAACCACTATCAATATGAGCTTCTGCGAATTGTAATGCAGAAGTTCCTAAATCAATAGCACTATCGGACTTGGGAACAAAATCTCCAACCCATCTACCAGTATTTGTAATATCATCACCTGAAGCATCTCCAAGAGTAACTGCTCCATTAAGAGTTGTCGCACCTGACACATCCAACGCAGCATTAACATCAAGTGTTGTAGCCTCGATATTAACATCGGTTGTGGCAGCTATATCTAAATCTGCGGCACTTGAAGCACCAATATATTGAGAAGAATCATTAAATTGTATTTTGCGTGTGGAATTCAAAAGAATTCCTGTATCGGCAACGTGAGTTAAAGTAACATCTTGTTCATTACCAAGATTTATAACTGCCTCGTCTGCTAAGAATAAATCGCTAAATTCTAATGACGATGTTCCTAAAGCTGCACCATCCGACGCATCTGGGACAAAAGCTGTTGTTGCTGTAATAGTTGTACCTTGTACAGTACCAGTTGAGGTAATATTACCTGAACCAACTGTTCCTAAACCAGATACATTTCCACTTGTATCAAAGGTATAGTTACCATCAGAAAATGTTCCTGTTATTGTTATATTTCTTAACCCTGAAGCAATGTCTGCATTCGAATCAAGAACCAATGCTTTATTAGCGGCACCCGCACCATCAGTTATACCATCAATCTTTTCTAAATCTGTTTCATTAATATCAGCAGATCCAATTATAAAACTGGTTCCTGCGGTTATTGCGGCATCACTATTTACAGATGATACTGATGCTGCGCTGCCTGATACTAGTACTTTTCTCCATTGTGCCATTTTGTTTCTCCTATGTAAACTTTACAGTTCACGATTCATTAATAAATATAATCTTTCTAAAATTTATATTCTCATATTCCACTTTTCTTTTACTAAAATCTAACTTGTACTCCCAAAATTCTCATATCCAAGAAACCATTGGTCAGATCCTGAATAAAACAGTCCACCTGAGACTGCTGTAGGAGTTGTATTTTTCGCTGCCATAATAACTACTGAATCCTGTACCCTAAACACAATATCATCATCAGTATTAGTTATAGAAAATAAATCACCCGAGCCAGATGTTGCCTTAAAAGACCAACTCGACCCTGTAAGTTCATTTACGCCAGATGTCTCATTCCAGGTTGTACTTCCATATGTAAATGCATCTGAAACTGCTAATGTATCTATATTTGCAGTTCCATCAATATATAAATCTTTCCATTCTTTTACACTTGAACCTAAATCATATGCGTCATCTGCTTCTGGTAGAGTATCGTTTAATGTTAGTGATGCGTTTAAATTTCCGTCAATAGTAGCATCACCAGTAATTTTTAACGATGAACCACTTACTGGAAACATTGAATGCTCAGATGAATCTACATCAAATATAATTGCTTCACCATCTTCAGTAGTTAAAGCATTTGACCCCAGAACGTTATAAGAATCTGAATGTACTACAAGACCTTCTAATATTGTTGGTATAAGGGAATTTAATCTCTCTTTTATAATACCATCTACATCAATCGATCCTGTTATTTCTGCTCCACCATCCGTGACAGTGACTTTACTATCAAATCGTTCTTGACCAATATATTTTAACGTACCGGCCATATTATGTTATCTCCAAAATGCTTGCAAACGCATCAATATCTCCGTTTGCGGAAGCTTCAGTTTCTAATTTATCCCCTGCTCCCAAATTGATTGGTTTTTCAATTATTACTGTAGAATCCGCAGGTACATTTACAGTTTTTAACAAATATGTCCTGCCCTCAAACGTAGCACTACCACTAACACTTAAATTTATAGTAGCTGCATTTGTACCGTCAATATTACTTAAATAAATTGCATGTACTACCGCAGTTGTCGCTGATGGACAAGTATACATCGCTTGTAATGTTGTACTTGATCCTGTTGCTGCATTTTTGAATGTATTAGCCATTTATTATCCTCCGAAAACTATTCCAAACACTACAGAATTTGGATCTGTCACGTTTGTTAATGCTGACCCATCACCACTAAATTTTGATGCTGTAACATCGCCTGTTAATTCTATCGATCCTGTAGTTTTTGAGTCTGTTGTTAATATTGTTTGTATTGAAGCAGATCCATCATTTTTTTCAAAAAAAATCTTACCTTCATAGGTATTCATAGCAAGTTCCCCTAATGCTAAATTGCCCGTAGATGGAACTGCACCTGAAGTAGAGCTTCTTTTTAGTTTTATTACCTGTGCCATTAATATGATCCTCCATCAATTAAAGTACTTACAGTTAAATTTCCATTTGTATCATATCCTGGTATACCATCTGTTTCTGTTTCACTGGCACTAGAAGATAAATAACCAAACTCTTTATCGGAATTGTTAGCAAACACAAATAAACTCCCACTATTTGACACTTTAGTTGCACCGCTAGTCACAAATAATGATGATATTTTTGCAATACTCCCCGATACTAATAATTTTTTCCAAGTCGCCATTAGAATGTCCCCCCATCAATGACAGAACTAACCGTTAAATTTCCATTACTTGCGTTATATCCAACTAATCCAGCAGTAACAGCGGTTGTATCAGCAGATGACATATATCCAACTTGAGTACTTGAAGGAACCTGGAAAGCTACTGAACTACCAGATGCTACACTTGCTCCAGTACTAACAAAAACTGAACCAGTTACATGAGTAGATACGCCCATATTTACTGTCGAACCATCATCTGTAATATTTGCTGAAGATTCTAATCTACCATTACCATCCGCAATTACTGGTCTATTTTCTGTTAAATCTGAAAGTCCGGTTTGTACTGGGTGTCTATAATGTGTTGAACCACTAATTCCACTATACCAATAATCATTGGTTGCGTTCCATAATAATGATCCTGTATGTGATGTACTTACTGCGTCTATAACTTGTATACCACTATCTACCGCTCCACCAGCTGCGTTTAATGTGAGGATATTGTCTCCAATATTTACTACGGTAGAATCTACTGTGGTCGTAGTTCCCGATACCGTTAAATTACCTGTGATTGCGGCATTTCCTCCGACATTTAAATTTTCAACTATACCTACACCACCATCAACAACCAAAGCACCTGTACTAGTTGTTGTTGAAGTTGTTGTATCGGCTATTTCTACTTGTCCATCATGTCTAACATAACCATCAAATTCTACATCTGGGTCTCCTGTTGATCCCCCAGTTGATGCAAACAAAGTATCTCGCGCAGAATCAATAGTAATAACTGAAGTACCATTTTCTTTTAAATCTACCCCCGATGCCCCTTCTAATGTTAATGCTCCTGCAGAAGTTGTAAAACTAGACGCTGCTCCAGCATCAATCGTGACTCCACTGGCTCCAGCATTAATATCTACTAAAATTGCATTTAATTCTACTTCAGTTCTAGTACCAGTATCTCCACCTACTGTAATCTTTTGTCCAACTGAATCACCACCAATACTAATTGCTGCTGAAGAATCTATTGTAACTGCACCACCCGCATCTACATCTACTGTACTAGATGGCGTCATTGAAATTGTTGTCATTCCTGTTTCAGACAACGCTCCACTACCATCAAAACTCCAATAACCTGTATCATCTCCATACCTGGAAACTCCACCACCCTGCATATACAAAGTACTTGACGGTGTTACACTAAATGTTGTCATTCCTGTTTCAGATAATGCTCCTGCCCCGTCAAATTCCCAAGTTCCTGTATCATCACCAAATGATGCTCCTGTATTACCTTTTGCACTTAAAGTTGTAGTAGCAGTAATTGCAGTTGTAGTAGTACTATTAAATATATTTGTTGTAGTACTCTCAATAATATGCGGACCACCACTTGCTGATATAGAACCACTTAAATATAATGTATCCCACCTTTGACTATCACTACCTAAATCGTATGTATCACTAGCATTTGGTATAATATCTGAGGTTACATCTGCTGAAAAACTTACTGAATCTGTAGCCGCATCTCCAAGTGTTAGATTTCCACCAACTGTAAGATTTCCAGTAATCTCTAAAGATCCTGTAATAGCTCTACCAGCTATAGCCCCAGTTAAATCTAAATCTGTATTTCCGCTGGAATTTAATCTATAAAGTTTATAATTGTCTGAATCATAGTGAATCAAATCATTAAAATTTGCTCCACCAGTAATTCCACCTAAATTTGGTACAGCTGTACCATAAGATAACCTAGAAACAGGCAATCTATTAGTTCCATCAGTATGCCCTACTACTAATGCAGATTTTAATGCTGCGTCACCAATATTAGCTACTGAACTAGTAACTACACCAATTTCACCATTATTTAGATTCACACCGCTTAAATTTGCTAGTGTTCCTCTACGATGTTTAATGATCTGTGCCATTAAATATTTCTCCTATGGTTTACTTTTCTTCTACTATAAATATCTTTAGTAATAAATTTTAGTGGTTTCATTTACATTAATTCTTCTTTCATTATCACTCTTTTTGGACTAAGATATTTTTGTGTTGTAATTAAATCATTATAAGACTTAGGTAATAAATATCCATTTAAAATTATACTGAATTCAGTTTTTACTGTTCGTTCATTATCTGCCACTTCTGTCGCGTCTGTAAAAGTCTCTATAATAGTTCTAAATTTCATCTTACCAGGTTCCCCCCAATATGACCCCGCACTAAAGTTTATTTTTTCTATAAGTTTATTCATTTGATCCATATAAGCAGTCCAAATAATAAAATCGTAATTTAATACCATATAATCTGGTACTGCTACATTATAAAATTCGTTCTGAGGTATTAAATTTTGTTGTACACTTAACTTATCATATCTATTCTTATTACTCCATTTCCTTCCAAATGTATAATGTAATTTAGGATCATTAGCATCCAATTTATCTACTGGAATACTTGTATTTTTTTCCATTCCCGTTCGTTGAAATACAATCAAAGGTGTAATTAATTGTCTTTTTCTATCACGTAAATATCCTGTCTTTCTAATAGAATCCCATCTTTCTGGATTAGCGTATAAAACTGGTACTTTAACTTGTTCTCCAGCTTCCTCTACTATTGGTTGTATTACCTCATTAAAATAATACATAATAGCATAATCCATATCCATAATTTCTACAGAAACATTTTTTACGCTATCATCTCTTTTTGTTTCCCTACCTCTATTAATATCTTTCTTTTGTATTTTAGGTATAGGTTTTTTTCTTGCCATCAATTACTCCTAATTAAACGCATCGCCCAAATCTAAAGTACCAGAATCATCTCTATTGGTCAAAGTTCCTAAATTTTCTACCGTCAATCCACCTTTAATGTATAATGATCCTGTCATTTTATGAGTATCATCAGATGTATTACCAAACATAGTTGAACCACTTATAGCTTGAGTAGTTATATTTGTTACTGATGAAGATATAATATATTGTTGAGCTGTTATGTTTCCAGTTGCTTCTATATCACCTTGTACTTCAAGTCCTGTTGCTAAAGTTTTACCCACATATTGATAAACAGTCATATAAAGATAATCACTATCAGTTGGGTCTACTGATGAATTAGTAAATTGAACTACTCCCGTTTTGTAATCAAATTGATAATCATTGGTTGAAACTATATCATCACTATCTAACGAAGATGAATCCATAGATGTTGATTTAAGTAAGGTTGCTAAATATCCTGGTGTGGAATCTTCCGTTGTAGAAGTTGCTAATGAAGCTACAGAATATTTTGGTGATATAAAATTTGTTTGTTGATTCGAATCAATCAACTGAGCTCCGATTCCACTATCGCTTCCTGTTGGATTTAGAAAAAACCAAACTTCATTATTGGTATTTGATTTGGTCAATCTTTGTCTATACCAATATTTTAATATATTTGATCCTGAAGTATTATATATTGCAGCTTGTTGAGAACTTCCACTATAAGGTAATCCAGAAGATGGTATATAAGTAGCTTGTGTATAAATCTCCTCTGCTTGTAAATCAAGTACATTTGTAAATGATTCTTGTGCATCATTAAGGGTTTCGTGAGTATATCTTCGCGATGCTAATAATCGATTGGATTTTTTTTCTTTATCTAAAGTTGCCATTTCTTATTCCTAACTATAGCTCAAAGTTATTGAGGTTACAGGAGATGGATCTCCCTTATATCTAACTATCACGTATAATTCATTATCATCACTATCTAAATACATTCCATCAGCATTTCTTATTGGTATTGTATACTCAGTGCTACTCAAACTTCCACCAGTATTTCCATATAAACTTATTGCAGTAGAAAATGGATTTTTAAAATTATCTGCTGCCATATCTGCTTCAATCAAATTACTTGTTAATTTTGTTGGATCATATATTCTTGCCGTACTTAATGAACTATTATTACCACTTCCATTTCCTGAACTCTCAAATAATATAGTTGCTGCTACACTATCTGCAGTTGTTGCTGTCCAATTAACTAATGTCTTACCAACATCAAGAGTCATACTTGAATATGTACTTCCAGGTGTTTGGAATCTTCGTATATAATATCTATACCCTGCACTACTTGCTTGTAAACTATCATTTGTAAACCAATATCCATAACTACCACTTGGATCTACTAAATATCCTGGTTTTACTTGTAAATCATTTCGTCCTAATGTTGCGTCCCCTTCATCATTAGTTTGAAAACTATCAGTTGTAAAATATGCCCCATTAAATGCTTGAACATTATCTGCCAATACTATTCTAAAATCTTCACCTGTAAATGTTTCCGTCAAATCTTGTAAAGTGTTTGAATCATATCCTTGTGCTCTACTATAAACTGCCATACTTCCACTATCAGAGTTTTGTCCAAATCTCGAAGCATCATATAATGAAAATGTAGGAGAAGTAGAATCTGCTGAAGTATTTTTCCAATTTCTACCTCTTGCTCTAAATACTAATGAATAATTTAATGTATTATTTGATGTCCTATTTTGTCCTACATTTTCAGTATTACTATCTAAAGTAAAAGATAAAGAAGAACTCGCAACTGCTATATCAGAAACGTGTGGTGTACCACTCGAACTTCTTTTTGTAGTTTTAGTACTATCAATTACATAATTAGTTGCCCCTGTAGATGACACTCCACTATTATTTACAGTTGTGGTTGTATTTGATAAAGTTGTTGAACCAATATTTTCCCATTCATCAGTTGTATTACTATTAACCAATACCGAACTACCATACCCATAACAAGGATCAAATGACTTAGTAACCTCTGATTCAAAAGTAACAGTATATGTCGTTGTTAACAAATATGGTGCACCACTCAAACTTCTTGATGTGGCTGAAAATGCAGTTATGTCAGCACTACTTGTTACTACTGCTGTAGGTTGACTATTTGTAATATCTTCTGTTATATTATAATATAAATAAAATCTTGTATTTGAATCACTTCCATTCTTAAACGTAAACTCTGATTGAGAACCTGACTTTAATCCTGCCACAACATCATGTGTTGCATAATATCCACTCGCAGAAATACTTGTTGCACTTGTTGCTCCCCCAGTATAAAATCTTCCACTAATTGGTCCAGCTACACTATTAAAATCACCATCTTGATATGCTGATGGAATAACTGCTGGTTGTGCCGTTACAATTTTTGATAATACTAATCCATTTGATGTTCCAAAAGAACTTATAGAATAATCTGTATATGATGCAGTTGTAAAAGTTGAATTTTCATCTGGGGTAGCATCTGCGTAATTATCACTAAATGAATGAGAAGCTATTGTTCTTACATGAAATGCAGTTGCTCCACCACTTGTTAATCCGCCCATTCCAAAATAGTTAGAATTACTATAAACTGTACTTGAACCACCTGCGTTTGCAGTAACGGTAAGTGAATTTGTACCATGTGTTGCTTGAGTTTGTATTGTTGAAGGAATACGAGATGCATAACTTCCATGAAATGGATTCGTTCCTGTATCATTTCCCCAATCACCTAAGTCACTTGATTGTACCCACCCTTTTGCCATTAAATAATCTTGAAGTTCTTTGTATGAACCTGTATCACTCATATCTATAAACGCAGAAGAAGTCCAATGTTGAGATAACCTCGCGTTTTCATAAGTTGAACCCAATACTCCATCTAATAATGAACCTTTTGATGTAGTTGAACCCTCTGTATGAGATGTACTTAATGTATTCCAATATTTTGTATTTGGTGAAGCGTCTGCTACATCCAAAGAATGACTCATTGCGCCTGCAACAAATCTTAAAATTTCACTTACATGAGTTGTGTTATCAAAATTATTAAAGTAACTCCCATCTAAACCAGTTCCCCAGGGATTAGAAGTTGGATAACCATTTTGAACATTATTGGTATAAATTGCAGTTGATGCTGATGATACCGTATTAGCTTTTAATGAACCTGTTAATTGTATATCATTTGTAGTAGAATACGCCGATCCAGTTTTGATAAAAATTCCTAATTCACCATCAATACCAGTAGTTGGAATATTAGTTATAGAACTTCCATCTCCAGCAAATTTAGACGCACTAATAGTTCCTACTCCTCCAGTAGCAACTATCGAACCTGATAAGGTAAAAGAACCTGTAAGTTTAGGATTTAATTGTCGGCTGTGTATAAGTGCCATTCTCTTCTCGTTTTAAATTTTCCCAATAAATTTTCATACTTTTAGAAATACGTTTTTTATGAGTATTAGTCTTAGGTTGTTTCAATTTCTCTATAGTATCCATTGAAACTTTTCTGTCCATTTGAGCGCAGGATTTGCATACAGAATTGTTACCTACTGCTCTGTCAAAAGTATCTTTTCTTGTGTAGGTAATCATCCTACTACAATCGGGACACTTTCTATTTTTTCTATCTGACCAGAATCGCTTCCGCATTTGCTCTCCTCGTCTCCCACCCCCTTTTTGCACTTTCACTTAATACTTTGTGCATTTTGGGTGTGTTATAAGTTTTCTTTCTCGTATCACTCATTTTTTTACGAGTTTCTTCTGAAACAACTCTGTTTTTCATTTTTTCAATCGTTTCAGGTTTACGTTTTTTACCAAGTAGGGCTTGTCTAATTTTTTCAATCGTTTCAGATTTATGTTTTCTACCAAGTAGTGTTTGTCTAATTCTTTCTTTTTTTTCTTCACTTTGATTTGATTGAGCAATACTCATTTTCTTTTTACTTTCCTCAGAATGTAAACTATTACTCCCACCACTTCGTAAGTTATATCCGAACTTTTTTATATTGGATTTATATTTTTTAATAAAATACTCTTCCATTTTATTTAGTTCATCTATTGAACTACATTCTTTGATTATTTCCCAATCAAAATCATATTTTTTTAATGCATTACCAAAATAAAATGCTCCATGTCCATATTCGTGTTGAGCTTTCCTCACCTCAAATGGTTGAGTAGTCTGTCCTATATAGACTTTGCCATTTTCTTTGTTTGTTACTTTGTATATTCTCATAGTAATAAATATCAGTAAGTAGTAAAAGAAAAGTGGAAGATAGAATTAATTTATTAAGAATCAAATTTTCCGTGAGCGATAATTTCATCATCACTCTCTAAAACATAACCTATTGAA